TACCTGCCATCTGCAACTAGATCACAATTATCTGGAACAACTACATCATCATCCTCAACTTCTTCTTTGTCCTTGTATCCTATTAAGGATTTCTGTTTCCCTATTAATTCAAACACCGCCACTTTAGGCATCTTATAATTCCTCCGCTATAACTTGTAATTTACTTACTAAAATATTAAATGATGTATCTGTGGTTGTCAATTGGCATCTGAAATCGAAACCTCTCGCATTAAATTCTGCACTATCTAAATCATTCCATGCTGTCCACGATGCTGCTGACGTAGCAGGATCATCATCTGTCTGCCTTACCTGTACTTGTGCTGTTGCAGGAGCACCTCCATCACCATCCCAATCTTCTCTATCATCCACATTACCTGCCCATGAATCCATTAGATCAATCAGACCAGTAATTACTACAGTCAAATCAGTAGTTAGCCTTACAGCCTTAACAGTAGTTAAATCAAACCCTGCAGCAAAGTCGTATGTTCCTGAAGTCTCCATTCCTCCTTCACTATCCCAATCTGCTATTGTATCTACATCTGTCCAAGTATCCATTAAACCTGCTGCTGAAAGTTTAAGTATTCCATCAGGGGCAGCAGTATTTGTATGAATTCCTGAGAAAGCTGTTTCCTCCACTACATCAGATGCTGCAGAAGAGAATGCTTGAATTGTAGCTTGCTTAGTATCTACTTTAGCTACATCACTTGATCTCCCTCCCTTATCAAATACTTTTGCTAAGTAAGTTCCGGGTTTTAGGGGTAACTGTGCTATTAAATCTGACCCCTTTGCTGTTGTACCTATAGAAACTGATTCAGACCAAGAAGCATTCGCTTCATCTAGTTCATCTGAATGCCTGAATTGAACCGTTCCACCAAAAAGTACATCTAAATCTGTAGGAGTACTCCATCTAAGTAAAGCAGAGCCTCCAAAAGCTGATATAGTTAAGTTAGCTAAAGCTGATGGTGCAGATGTCTGTCCAATAATAAGGACACCATTTGCATAAGACCAATTTCCATTTACAATAAAGTTAGGACTTGTGGCTTGAAGTCTTACATCATAGGTCTCTCCCTCTAATACATCTCCTAATATAATCTCAGAAGCTGATTGGGAGATTATAGTGGCATCAGCCCACTCTCCAGAACTACTTGTTACTCTGATTTGAGCATTAATTGAAGCATCAAACACATTAGCTATTGGGACAAAACTGACTCCCAATCTAGAAAGTAAAGTATTACCTACTCCTATTTCTAATATACTCTCATCAGTTCTAGTTGATAAAATAGTTACATCAGGTAAAGGACTAGGAACGACTATCTTTGAATCAAAATCAGGTATAGTACTTGTGTCTGCTGTATAAACTGCTGCTGAATTAGGTACTATATTTAATCTAGCTGCTAATTCATTCTGTGGCTCTGCTGAAAGTAAAAGTCCTTCAATTGTCTCTGAACCTGAGATTCCAAAACTAAACATGTCTCCCACTATAGGTGCACTAGCTGCTGCTATAACACTATCAAAAGTAACACTTGTTTGATCACCTACATCAAGAACAACTGTCTTTACTATCTCTTGGTCAGATACAGTTCTTATAGACACACCATAAGCATTCCCTAACTCCATAGTAAGTATTTCATCACAGGTAAATCCTGTCATGTCTCCTGCACTATTTGATACAATAGTCTTAATTCTACCAGAAGCTATTCCCACTACTAGAACATCATGAGTAACCAAAACCATGTCACCCTTCTTAGCTGTAATCCATTCAAAGTCTGTGCTTAAAGACCATCTTTCAGGTCTCAATCTTATTTGTGCTAATGCGAACCTACCATTCTTCCATACATGATCAGTATTAGTTATGCCTATAGCATCCATCTGTTCAAACACTGTAGCATTTGCAGAAGTGTAGCCATCATCATAAACTATTCGTTCATCTGACAACCATTCTTTATCTCTATTAGCAAACCTCATTCTTAATGCGTGAGGAGCATCGGGAAAAAGTTTCTCTGCTTCAAATCCCCAAGAGTTTACTGGAGTGAAATGCTGTGTAGGTACAGTTTTAGCCTTATCAATAGCAACTCCCCACTTGCCATCTATCTGTGTAACTGAGCCTCTACCTGCAGAAACAATAGTTGTCAATGTATCAAATACACTAGCTTGGAAATCTCGTACCATATTGAACTCAAAACTGTTAGTATCACAGTGAGACCAGAATTCTTCTACACTATCTAAGTCAATTCTGCTTTCAGCTACAGCACTATCATTACCTACTCCTTCTAGAACATGTCTAAACAGGGAAGCAGGATTACTGGTTAATGCATCAGCCCAAGATGACCCTCCAAATTCTGGAGCGTAAGATTGTGTAGTGGCACTAAGATTACTTATGACTCCATTCAACTGATCTGTCGCTCTAATAGAAATAGCTGTAGTAGCTAGAGGGTGTGAAAAGTTTATTGGGTCTTCGTTAGTTATTGATCTCAAAGTTGTCCAAGTAGCTACATCAAATACTTTATCATCTGTTAGTAAATCTACAGATGTTCTTCTTACTCTTACATCATATTTTCCTCTAGTACCCGTAGACCATCTAAAACCATGCCTCACAGCTTGGAGTTTGTTATTAGTCAAAGTTATGTTAGAACCTGATATAGCTGAACTAGAAACTGTTTTGGCTGTGTAGGTTGGAGCACTCCATGAGTTAGCTCCTGAAACGCTATACTCTATCGCATGTGTTACAGTAATAGGTATTTTTGCTCCTTCTCCAGTGTATTGAGCTAAACCAGAAGCCCATACTAAATCCACACTGATCTCATCACAATTATCTTGAGTGGTTCTCGTAGTCCAACTATCTGTAGCTGTCAAAGTGATTGTGAAATCATCTTGTGACACTGTATCTGGGTAGATTGTATGAGCACTATCTCCTGACACTCCTTCATTTGTTTCTATTGTCACATCATCAAATTCTGTTATAAGTGTATGACCTATTTTGATATTTGATATATCTAATCTGCCGTATCCCCATATCACCATCATCTTGAGGTATTGGTCATTTCCTACTATCTCTGTATATGTTTGAGCACCTAAAGGAGGCACATTTTTATGCTTTCCTAACACCATTGGTATTGGTGCGAAAGGTCTTAAAGTATTACTCGCTCCCTCTATAAATAATGTAGGACTTTCTCTGAAAGAGTCTGTACTAGAAAGTGATCCCAGACTAGGAGAAGAAACACTAGGAGGAGGAGATAAGGCATTTATAGCCAACATACCTACTCCAGAAACAGCAGCGAATATTAAAGATGAAGATATATAAGTACCTGACCAACCGAATGCACCTACAAGTGAAAGAGAACTACCACCACTAGGAGCAGCCAATGCTGCTGCAACAACAAACACAGCTACTTGTGCTATAACTTTGATGGGGCTTTTACTACTGCTTCCACCGCCTCCTCCACCTCCACCGCCCATAGGTATGGTTCTAATAACTACAACACTGTTCTTTTCTGGGACTATATCCCAATCGTTTATGTATTCATCATTTATACATACATGTGCACATCTTCTCAAGAAAGGATCAGGTTGCACCATTTCAGTTATTTCTGAAATAGACATTCCCTCATTCACTATCTTGTCTATACCTGCTGCTTTAAAGGGATGCGGTACTGCTATGATTCTTAGTTTATTTTCTGCTTCTTCTGGAAGCATTAAATTATTCTCCGACATAACGATAAATTCCCTCTATTCTTCTAAAATTTTTAATTCTTTCATAAGTTGTACCTGTACCATGCTCTGTATGAAGCATCATTTTATCTGTTACTGCAAGTCCTACATGGCATGTCCTACCTGCTGCGTAATACATAATGCCATCTAAAGGTTGAATGTCATCTACTTCTTTCCAATACTTTTCTATTCCTTCTGCAAATAATCTTTGCAGTAAGATTCTGTCTTTCACACTGTACGCTATTTTATCATACTTAATCAATTCCACATTCTTTACTTCTTTGTATCCTTGATACAAAAGTCCATAACAGTCCCACCCACTCCAATCTCTTCCATGTGGTTTGAATGACACACTCACAGCTTTTTTTGCAAATTCTTCTATGTTCATAGTTTAAAATATTGAAGGAAAAAATGCAGGTGACATCTGACCTGCAGGATAAGGTTCTGCTTCCATGTTCTCACCAACTAACTCTCCACTTAAAGTGGTGAAGTCCCAATGTACATTTCTTAATGTTAGAGGAGCAAATGTTATTTCTAACGTGTCTGGTGCTGCTGCTCTTATTACAGAAATAGTTATTGTTGGAGGTGTAGTTATATTTCTAATATGTGTAGAAATTTCTCTAGAAACATTATCAATAGTCACAGTAGACCTCGGTGGAGCATTCTCCTTGCTATCAGGTAAAGTTATAGTAAATGGCATTGCTGTAAAGACAACACTATTGCTAGTAATATTCTCATTGTTATTAACCAGATTTATATCAGATATGTCAGCGTGAGATACAGTTAACAATATTAAGAATACATCTGATGTCTCTCTTAAAAATGCTTGTTGTTTTGTAGTGTCTGTAATAGCCATTTTATGGTAGTATCTCCAATTCTAATTTAGACTCCCATATTCTTGTAGCCGTAGTAGAGCCATCACAATTAGCCAACAGACTCCATGATGGAGGTGTTTTAAACCTACATGTGATAGCTGAGTCATCCACTGGATCAGTCCATGTAAATGTAGCCGAACCTTCTGCTGTAGTAGTGATGTAGAAAGTGTCAAAGGTAGCTCTCTGTGTCCCATTAAGTATCATCTTAATACTCAGGTTCCTTACTGCAGCCGTAAACTTTTTACGCACCTTTGGTGCTCCCTGATCCATAGATGACCTCGCTAATGCGTTCTGTCTAGAATCAGTTATGTCCATGAATCCTTGTTGTGGTAGTGATACAGGCCACGCTGCCATATGTTATCTCCCTGTTAGTTTAGTATTCATTCCTGCGAATGTATTTGTTAATTTACTGAAAGTCTTCGTTCCCGGTCTTATGTTCTGTGCAGTCATTTCATCAAGAATTACGTTAACACTCTTTCCACCTGCCCCATCATCTTTCTCTTCTGTCTTAGTTCCTTCTGGTGCTCCTATAACATTCACTGTCACGTTAGAACCACCTTGGAAATCTTTGAACCTATCGAGTGGTATTAATGCTTCTGCTCCTGCCTCACCAAAAGTTCCGAATGTAGGTTTCGTAGCTACACCGCCCTCTGCTGCTTGTATGCCTAGCCCTGCATTATTTAGTTTGAAATTTGAAGGCAGACTATTT